GCCCGTAGCTATAAAAATGTCATCACCCACACTCAAGTCAGCAGCCGTAGCAATACCACCAGTTACTATTAAAGCACCTGTGGTAGTTGAAGAAGTGGCTGTTGCATTGGTGATTGTTACCGCCCCATCAGTTGAGGTTGCCATACCAGTTAAAGCTAGAGTATGCGCTCCGGCGTCAAGCGTGAAAGTCCCTGTAGTATCACCCTTCCAAACAAAGTTTACATCGTTAGCGGTGTCTCCTACCTGAACGTAGTCAGCACCGAGAATGAAAACATCGCCTGTGGTAGTATGTCCGTAAGCCTTCTCATAGAAGATAAGCCTACCAGATTCCCAAAATGAATTGATTGCAAAAGTTCCTACACCTTGTGTTGCCATTTTATTCCCTCCTAAAGGTCTTGGTTATTCCATTTTATTTCTTGGCCTTACATACCCGCATTGACACCTAACATCTAACATTCTGCGACCACACCATTTGCAGATGTCATTTCTTTCGTTCCTAACCATCGTGTCAACAGGGGGTGAAGTAAAGGATTTTTCTATTGGGGAGTCGGCGGGTTTTGAAGCCCGCCGTTTCCTCTTATCTCGTTTTTGAATTGTCACTTTATCCTCTAGGTCAATGCGCCGGAGTTAGTCTCTTTGGGATACTTCGGCCAGCAAAGAGCTACAATACCTATGACAACATTGGCCGAAGCACTATCGGTAAGGACTAACCCGCAATAAGGCTTACTGGCTGTGGTCATGTCTGAGGAATCAACGTCAATTATTAGTACCATGTTTTCATGAGTACCATTCAGCGTAGTGAAGCCAGAAGTTGTGAGAGCCGTCACATCGCCCATTGTGTCAGTGCCAGCAGCAGCCGTCAGGCGGTATCGAGCAGCGATAGCTGTGGGAGTTGAACCATCAGCAGCAGCCGATTGATTAACCGTTATGACAAGGGAATCACCCTCGATTGCTCCCATTGAGCAAATGAACTCTACCTTTTCATAGAGTTTCATATTGATGAAGGGGGGGGTGATGGTGGCCTGTACCGAAACAGGCTCGTCTATTGGTACGATATGTATATTCTGTGCAAGATTCATTATACCCATTTTATTCCTCCGTTAATTTACTTTAGTTGGGGAGGGTAAAATAACCCTCCCCTTATTTTATTTTAGGTTCTGGTAGAATTGAGGCAGATGAAGGGGCTCTGGTAGGAAGTGCTACCCTTGTATGGCGTAAGATAGTTAGCCCAGCGAGGTTGGCCGTCACAGCGATAAACAAACCTGAAGGCCGTCTGGTCAGTAGCAAAGTTGACGTGGATTGAAGATGCGGACTGCATTGAGCCTTTATCAATCATTAGGTACTGTGAAAGGTCAGCGAGAATTATGTCACCAGCCGTTCCAAGAGTAGCGCATTGTTCGCATGGAATCATATCAAGCCCCTTTAGCCTAGCATAAGGGGAAACTGATAGGCCGTTAGTTGGCATATAGGCAGGAACGCCACCAGTACCTACGGCATACGCCATCTTCGCCAACTCTGCTTCAATATTCTGATTATATAACCAGACATAGCTAGGAGTATTAGCACCAACTCTGGACATATACATCTTGTCAATGTTCTCGGCTACGATAGTTGCAGCGCCCTGTCCTGTCTCGGCGGTAACCGTTACTAAACAAGGGGCATTGAGAATACCGAGGGGTTTAGCAGCGCCATCCCCATTTATGATAGCGTCTGCAATCTTGAACTCAAACTCTTGCCTGAAAGCATCAACAATCCACCCGCTCAGGGCAGTGGCATCTTCTAGGAGTTCATCTGTAAGAGTTGTGTACCCAACAAGTTTCTTAAGTTCTAGCGCAACTTTGGCAAAACTGGTATATGAAGGAGTTTTAGTTGCTCCCTCACCCATCCAGTAGGCTTGGAGACCACCAAAACGGCTACCATCTGCACGGCTAGAATCGGCAACGGCAGGGAATTTCATGCTATTAGAATTAGCACTAACCTGTACCTTTTTAACCCTGCTAATTATTGGGCTGGAGGTGAAGGTTCTTTGGATTAATTCCGTGGCGAAGTCAGTCTGCACCAGGAAGCCACCATCAGCGGGTACGCCCTCAGAGTTGCCAACAATAGATTTTTCAAGGCGAGCATCCATGATTCTACCCTTTGAAATCTCAGCAGTTTTAACAGCCATAAGCTGTTCACCAAGAGACTTAAAGGGCTGGTCGCCAGCGTCTTTTACGACCTTTATTTCCGCATCTTCAGCGGGCAGTTTTCTTTTAATTTCTTTGCTTGCCTTGTATTCCTCAACAGCTTTAGCAGCTGCTTCTGCGGTCATTTCGGCAATCTTCTCATCTGTAAGTTCCATATTATTTTATCTCCTTTATTACATTCTTGACTGTTTGTTCGATGATGAGTTTCAATCTCTCATCGTTTGCAGTATTATCTACTGCGATTGGGGTATCTTTTACTGCAATATCTTCAACTGGTATGTCGGCACCAGGCAACCGTTTAATTAAATCCTTAAATGCTTCCTCCGCTTCTTCGTTTAATCCCCTTTCATCAATCATCAAAGCCAGATAATCTATTTCATCTATGATTTGTTCTTGCGAGATTTCACGGGCGGTTTTACCTTCGTGTTCTTTCACCCACGCTTTAGCCTTAGCCATTGTCCAATCATGGTCTTTTCTGAATAGATAAGTCCTGACCTGCTTCTCTTTGCCGCAATACAGAGCCGAGATACCGTCTTTCTTTGAGATGTCTATAGTAGCTGTTACCTCACAAGTCCTAACAGGGATTCTTATAAAGTCGTCTGTTTCTTCAGGCTTGGTTACTTTATCCCCTACAATCTCATCATAATCATTTGTTTCTTCAGTTAGCTGTTTGAGTTGCTTGGTGGTGATAACACCCTCTTTGACTGCGTTCATTAAAGCATTCGGGTTACTGGGAACGGGAACGATTGAGATTTCCAGAAGCTCCTGTTTAGTGTAAGTCCTTCTGGGTGCCATCTCGCCATCGCCATCCTCCCACTTCTTAGGCATGAAGCCTACGGATTCAGTCTTTAGAAATCCAGCCCCTACAAGCCTTTCTACAATGTCAGCAAACTCATAAGTACCTTCAGGAGGGAACTCTACATTGTTGACCAACTTACCTTCACGGACACCGATTTTAGTAGCCCTGCCAATAGGGAGAGTTCTATAATCGTGGGCAAACATTATAACCGGGTTCTTTTTGAAGTTCTTTAAGTCCCAACCAGCAACGTCAATGACCTCTCCATCCCTATCCTGGTCAGCAGTAGAGGCGATAAACTCATACTGCCTCTCACCTACTTTCTTGACTTCGCAATTCTCTAAAATCTTATATACGGTGTCATTCATAATTACCTCCGGTTATCCTTTGAGTAGGTTTATAATATTCTGGCGGTTAGCCTCCACAGCAGGGAAGAGCCAAGCATAGGGCGGGTGATTAACAGTGCCTAGTTCCAGATATTTACCAACTTTATCAACCGGCGTTCCGTTACTTTCGCCCTTGCCTTGCGGTATCCCTATCTCAGCAGTGATTTTATTATTATTAATGACTGTTTGATTTATTACAGAAGATGCTACCTGCCCAGTCTTTCTCCAGGGGCTTTTCGCTTGATTCTCTTTTATGTTCTTACTAGCTTGAGTTTGAACTAACACACCAACTCTATTCATAGCATCTTCAAGTTTGGCGGTTAGTTTACCTTCTATTTCATCACGATAAGATTTAACAGTTACAAATGATTCATTCATTCAATCACGCCCATTATTTGGCATTTACAATTTGGATGTACGGGAACCATGCCATGAGTCTCGCTAGTTTGATAGATACCAACATAAGGTAAGCATTGTTCACAAGCATCAGGGGAAGCGTAAAACTCAGACTTCTCTATCCCCATTGTTTCTAATCTGTGTATAGCCCCTTCATTATTGGCGGCTATCGTTTCAGTTCTGGCAATCATCGCTGCCCTTGCCTTTGCATTACCAGTAAAGTAGCCCTCAATACGTTTGGATAGTTGGGTTATGGTTTCGTTAGCCGCCCGGCCAGCCTCTAACTCAGCCATAACATCTTTAAGCGTAGTCTTATTAATAGACTTGGCTAGAAGTAAAGAACGTTCTACTATCCAGGTTCTTGCTGCTTCATCCATTAAATCCGGCATTAAAATAAATCTCCAAAAGACTTGACAATACTATTTGTTTGTGTTATTATTTATTAGGAGGTGAAGAATATGGGCGTGAAATATACTTGCGATATGTGTGATAGGGATATAACCACCCCACCATCTCTAGTTTGGTTAGTCTCTCAAGGCGTAAGCCTAACTCATAATGGGTATGGCGAAGCTGAATATGACTACCAAAGATTAGTATGTAACGAATGTTTGGAAGTCATAAAGAAGTCTTATATGGAATTAATCAAGTTCTG